AGAGAATGGGCTCGGGGGCGAGGGGGGGGCTGTATAAAAAATCTTTTCTGAATTTATTGGCGTGCGTGTTGCTTCGGCTCGGTCGTGAATTTTTTGTCGATCGCGCGCTGATTTGTATTGGGTCCCGCGTCTTGAGTTGCATTCTCGACATGCTGGGACAAGGTTTGCCAGGCTGTTGTCTCCACCGCGGTCAACTTCTATAAGGTGATCGGCTGTGTCTGCTGTTTTGCGTTGACACCAATGGCACAAGGGTTGTCCTTTGAGTAGGGCTGTCCTGTTGTTGCGGTATTCGGTGTTGTCTGTTGTGCGTCCGCGTGCCATGCTCACGCGCCTTCGGCTTGTGCTAGCGCAGCGCTTGCGCGCTTTGCTCTCGCGTCTGATGTCGGTCTCATGTGTGTGTGTCCGTGTCTGTTGTGTTCTGTTGTTTGTATGTTATGCGATCGGGGAAGACATACAGGGATGAATGCTCCACCCACGGGGTTGCCCTAACCCGTACCCTTTGCACTCATCAGCTGATTATGTTCACAGCTCGCCTCGGTGCTTTGCCTCGCTCACTTCGTCTTGCATGATTGAGGGCGCACCGATCTACCCACGCTTTCCGTGTGTTACCCGATCACCTTGCGACGGTGTAGGTCATGGGACTAGCCGATTGTTTAAAGCTGGAAGTTGCTCAGAGTGTAGAGAATGTACTCCATGTCAGAGGGCTTCCAGACGCTGTTAAAGTGTGAGCCGGCATCGAATGCCATTAGCCATCGCTTCTGTAGTGGTGAGAGCTTTCCGCGCTCTGCTTTCAGCTCTACAGCGAGTAATTTGCCTGAGATGGGATGCAGCAAGATTAGATCTGGGAAGCCTGCGTCGCCTTGGACATTGGTGAGCCAGCGTCCCCGTGAGTTCTGTGCCGGCAGATCATGGTGTATGAGCCATCCGTAACGCTTGGCAACACTAATCACAATCTCTTTGAGGTCGGCTTCACTCATCGTCACATCAGGCTTCATTTCTTTTCTTTCATGCAGACGAGCAATGTTCCCCATATCCCGATCACAATGCCAATGATGTTGAATGCGACATAGATCACTTCAAGGCTTCAATCACTGCCGATGCTTCATGTGACTTCAAGAGCTCTAGCACGGCTTCATCACTGTTGAGTGTGCGTTGAATGAGCTCTAGAAGTCTGAGATCGTCTAGCCCTGCATCCTTGGCAAGTTTCTTGATGTAGCCGAGTTGCTTTGGTGTGGCAAATGCGCCTGATGGAGTGTGCCCGGCTGGGCGATCAGTTGTGGGCGCTAGGTTGCCCCCCAGCCGAGCTACTTTTTCCATCTCTTGTCGAGAGGGTCTTGGACCTGTGCCTTGTCCTTGTATCGGGCAGTTTGAGATGGCGCGTCCGATTGCGCTGGTCTCGCAGTTTTCTACGAATGATGTCGCATTGACTCCGCGATCCGTTTTGACTTCTTCCGCGTAACCCGTTGAGATCGGATCCGTGTCGTCTTTGTGTGCGTAAAGCTGGGCATAGAACACGCAAGCATCGCCTGTGTAGTTCATCATCGTGGTGTGAATGCGTCCGTCAGGGTATGCAGTCCACCAGCGGACTAGTCGTTGCTCAACTGTCTCATAGTTGCTGAGATCGAAGCCCATCAGCAAGCCACCCAGACGATCGAGTCATTGCCTGCGATTGTTTTGCGTGTCTGACCTGAGTCCATGACAAGCTCATCACGCACAAGTGACACACGTGCCGGACGGACAGTGTTGCCCGCCATCTCAAGTGTGCGTTCTATTTCTTCATCAGTCATCCCGCCCATCAATTTGATTGCGTTGTAGATCTTCTGACGCTTTGACCCTGACTTTGGGTAAGCCTTGATCGCTGCGCGCTGAGATGTTGGATGCGCTTTCTTTGCAACGATGATCACATTGCGGTCAACATTGGGCACATATTTTGTGCCGGCAAGACCGGTTGTGATGTTGAATAGTTCTGGCTGGTTGTCGGACATGTCGGATGCCTTTTCTATGAGTGCGCTTCTAGCGCTTTGATTGCTAAGTCGAGTGTAGTCACATCGTAGAGTGGCATCGGATCATTCAATGATAGCGAGTTTTTCATTGTGCGAAGTCGGCGGATAATTGATGCGTGAGGGTTTGTGTTGACAGCCATGATCTCATTCATCAAACCAACTAAAGCCATTGTGTGATTTGTTTGCATTGCTTGATCCAACACCATTCTGCGTGTTTCTTCGGACAGTTCACCTTGATTCCAAGCCACGCCTTCGCTCATTTCACACTCCAAGGTCCCCAGCCAAAGCCATAACGCTCCATGCCGTAATTGTAAATTTCTAATCCTGCGAGCAAGTTAGTCCGAGCCTGTAACAGATCTTGCTTCTTAGTGATGATGCCCTTACCGATCAGCCACTTGTGCCATGAACCGTTGATCTGGAGTAGTCCACGTGAGCCACCGTAAGGGTCTTTGCGGTTGATTGCGTTCGGTGTGCAATTTGATTCACGCTGCATGATGGACTCAAGTACTGTGCGCTGATCCGGATCCCAGCCGAGGTTGATGGCAAGCGCTGAAAATTGTTCGCAGGCTGTCGCGTAGGGATCAATGTAGATCGTGGAGTTGGTGGTCGTGGTCGGCTGAATGAGGTAATCCCGAGCCACTGGGACACTGCTAGAAAGCTCTTTAGACGCGCTAGGAGCCCCTGTGAGAGCCGTAATACTAAAAACTGTGCAAAGCACTAGCCCAATCAATTTTTCTGCTAGATAGTTCATCTTTTCTCCAAAGGTATGGGCACGCCCCATGACGAAGCGTGCGATCTGAAAGCAATTTGTCCCATTAGGTATTTGCCCGACTCGGGTTCTGTAAAGATTTGTACGAGGATCTCTTGTCCGTTGTCCATCGCGCCTATATAGACGCTGTAATCAAAGATCTGTGGCTCACTCATATTCACTTGCCTTCCGTCGGTAATTCGACCTTAGGGCATAGGTCAAGCTTTAGGTGGGATTTCCCCGAACACCTTTAGGAATGCAGCTTTCACCCAGATCACTGAGTCTGCAGCTTGTGGTGTGATCTCAATGTGGAACCAGTCTCCGCCGGGAGCGCCGTGAATAGTTGGCTTGTCATATTTGAGCCATGCGTAACGATCACAACGCCAAGCGCGTCCCTGTGGCTCTGGAAAGTAATCAAGAATGCACTGCAAGCCGAGATCGTTAGCGTTCGCCACAAGCTTGTCAATAAAGATCAGCGCTTCTTTGCGTCCAGCTTTAGGGTTCTTTTCGCTTTTGCGATACGAAAGATCTACAGCTCTGCCAGTCGCGTGCACTGACAATGATCCGGGCTTCCCGCGCATGTCACGCTGACCCCAAGAACCATTGTTCCAAAGCGCGCCATTTGATGCAGCGATTGCTTGCTTGATCCATTCGTTCATGCCGGCACGTGGAGCTGGTGATGCTCCGTCAGCGTTGCCAATGTAGTCCCTAGCGTTAGGGATGCCAGCTTTAGCTTTGGCTATAGCCACGCCCAAAACCTGAGTCTTTAGGGTTCACCCAGCGCAGCAACGGAGGGATGATTGCTGCGATTGCACCTTTGCCGTAATCACGAGGATCTGTAGTGCCTGTGGAATAAACCGCAATGAGCGCGCCGACCATTGAGCGCATATAACTTGCGATCATTGCTTTGTCTTTGTCAGTGATTTTCAACATGGTTATCAATCTTTTCTTCTATTCGACCCAAAGTCCGGTGGACTTCGCCGTGATCGGCTTTGTTGTCTTTGCCGATTTTGTTGATAAGAGCCACGAGTACAGCGAAACCGCCACCGACGAGACCAACCACAATTTCAGTTGCCATATCACAGACTTACCCAAGAAGCGCTGCCACCTCATCGGCAGTCAGACCTAATTTGGCAAGGACATCGGCTTTTGCTTTTGCTCGAGCGGCTGCTTCTTTTGCTTCGGCAGTTTGTTGTGCTGATGCTTCGGCTTGGCGTGCTTCAATTTCGGTTACTTCGTCTGCAGTTGCATCGCGTTCAATTCCATCTTCATAGATTTTCATGATTATGCCTTTGTAAATCCGTAAATGGTGTAATGTCCTGTCATTGTTCCGCTTAACGGGAAGATGGTAAAGCCGTCATAAGCGGTTGCTGGACTGTGAACAATTTTGTAGTTTGTTCCAGTTGTTTCGGCGCGTGGTGTGCCGCTCTCATAACGCGCACCTGTGCCGGTCATAAAAGTCTGGCTTGCGACATTTGGTTGAAAAATGTTGAACTCATTGAATGATGATTGGTTGCCGACCAAGGTGTACGCGGTGTTTTGTTGTACAACGGTGCCTGAAATGGCGGCATTGCTTGAATACATGTCGTAGTTAACGGCGTAATAGCCTGTGGTGCTATCTGTTCCACTTGCGCGCATTCGTAAAGCAACTTGATCGCTTGAGGTTGTAACTCGAATAACTAATTTGTAGCTCGTATATGTGGAAGTAAAACAATTGTTTACTGACACCGATGAAGCGCCTGTGAACGCTGTTTCAGCGGTAATCAAGGTGAGTCCACCGGATTGAGCTGCAAAGCTGAGGTTCGCATTCAGCGAACTGGCAGTCAATACTTGCCCAGAGGTATATGTAGTGAGTGGCATAGTGCTCCCTAACTTAGTGCGTAGATCGTGTCAAGTGTGGAACTGTCAAGAATAAAGAGCTGGTAAACCGTTGTTGGAGTGGTGTAGAAAGTGACTCGGTGGGGTGATGCGTAGGTCATAAAGTGTTCTACGCCTTCAACGAAGGACTCTTGGGCAATGACGGTCGTCGTTGTTTCACTGGTCTGGATAGTTTTTTCGATGCTGATTGTGTCACCGATGTCAATAATTGCGACTGCGTCGCGTTCTGCATTTGACAGCATTTGGAACGGGGATGAGACACTGGTCAGGACTGGTGTTGGGTCGGGCACGATTAGATATTCAGCAAGAGTCAAAGCTGATGCGTTGTCGTGGACGAGACTGTTGTTGTAGGACACCGCTTGGATGAGATATTCGGCTTGGCTTGCCAAGTCCTCGGCTGTCTGTGTTGAAGTTGATCCGAGATGGGTAACGCTTGCCCTATTGACGACCTTGTCCGCCCCAAAATTGATTGAGACAGCATCGTATGGAGTTTGGGCTGGATCGTTGTCACCAAAGTCAACGACTGCTCCGGCAAGTGTCGTACCAATGCGTTTCTGGAATGTGAACACTCCTGACCGATCCACGAACGCTCTGCCCTGTTCAGCGTCAAGAATGTTTGTGAGGTAGCCGTTCACGTTTGTTCCCTGACTGACAGTGAACGCGGCTGATCCGCCGAGTGTGGCAACACCAGTCTCTATTGACTGCTCGCCGACACCTTGAAAAGCGTCTACTTCTGGAAGCGCAAGCAACTCCACAACACGAGCCGATGAGAGTTGTTCTGTGACATTCCATTCGTTTAGAACGGTTTGACTGAGTGTGTATTGGAGATCAATGCAGCCGACCGCGACCGTGTCATTTCCGTCAAGACTGAACTGGTAATCGTATGAAACGATGTAACCCTGAAAGAGTGATTCTGCTGCGTTTAGTGAGTCATATCGGTAGAAGCGGACTTTGCGCATCGGTGCGATTCCCGGCTGATTGTTTGCAGGATCATAGGTGCTTGCATCCGTGTTGAATGGGTTGAACGCCCCATAAGCGATCTGGTCATTCAATGTGAAGCTCATTGTGCCGGCAGTAAATTGATCTCCAATGTCTTTGCGCCCTCGGAAGATCCGCAAGTTGAGGACACCTGTTGTCACATCTGCATAAGTCGTGCCGGGTCCAAGTAAGTAGGTCGTATTGTCAAGCACTCCCTTAGTACTTGAGTCAAGCTCAAAAGAGTTGCTGTCCCAGCCTGTGTCTATTTCAAGCTTGTAGGTGCCTGAATCAATGACTGCTGCGGTCATAGGACTTCTATTGCTGCGGGACCGTATGCGCGATTAGCCGCTTTGATGTTGTCAATGACAAGCCGACCAATTTCGGCGCTAGTGCCAAGACCGCCGCTGATGTTGATGTTGTAAATTGAAGACTGGCGCATTGCCATATGTTCCAAAACGCTGTCAGTTATTTCATATCCGCCCTGTGCAGGTGACAGGTCTATCGGTGATGTGCCGTCAGCAAATCTTGCTCCAATGCCTTTGAGGTCTGCAAGGTTTAGATTTGGGTTCTTGAGCTGCTCTTCAGCGATAGCGATTGCGTCCAGAACGCCTTGGACAAGTGCTTCACCTTGGTTCACGCCAGCCTCATAGAAGCGGTCAGCTGCGAGAGTGCCTAACATGTCGGCAACTGTGTTTAGGTCAGCGACTAGCTGATTGATCCCATTGGGTCCTGTAATGGCTTCTGAGCCCCCGTTTATGAGTTCTAGGGCGATTGCGCTACCAGCCTCTTGACCAGCCTCTAGGACCTTCCTGAGAGCGCTCTCGGAAAGTCCCATTCCAAGCAACTGTTCGACCTTTGTGCCGAAAGCTTTGGCACCCATTGCCTGCTGATTGAGCTGCGCAAGGATCGTCGTGCCGGCTTCTTTGGCTGCGTCCGCTGCACCAGATATTGAGAACTCGCTGGTCACTGATTCTGAGACTGTGGTCTTGAAATCATCGTAAGCTTTTCGGGCTTCTTCAAGTTTCTTTGTGACACCGTCAAGAGCGTTCTTGAATTGTGTGGCGAGTTCTTTTCGTGCTTCTTCCAGTTTCTTCTTCATCGTGTCAACTGACTTGCCAGCTTTGGCGACTTCTTCTTCTGTGTCACCAACTGCTGAAATAACAACTGGGAGAACTTTGTTGCCTACCTTGTCAAAGACATCTACGAGCGTGCTTGCTGATGCGCTTGCATGGTCAAAGCCGAAAGCAAGACCGTCAAAGGTTTTCGCAAGTGCTTTGACATCAATCGCGTTACCAGTGAAAGCATCGCCAATTGCCTTGAATGCGTTGCTGAAATCTCCCTTGAGGAAATAGACCTGTGACTGCTGCAGCTTGACTGCCTTATAAAGAATGTTGACAAATTGCGCGACTGCCAGAGTTACGCCCTTGACCGTGTTGATGATGGCTGGACCGGCTTTGCCACTCTCAAAGATCAACTGCTGGAAGCCAGCGATCAGACCCTTTTGACCAATCACTGATGTGATGCGCTCGATTGCTGGAGCTACCTTCTGCACTAAGAAAGTCGCAAGCTTGTCAAGGTATGGGAGCATTGCTGCGCCAATCGTTTCAACAATTTCACCGAACTGTCCTTGAAGGATCTTGAGTTTTCCTTGGAAGGTATTTGCTGCAGTTGCAGCCGCTCCGCCAAACTGCTCTTTGAGCGCTTTAGTGAGAGCTGTCAGATCTTTAGTTTTGACCGCTGTCTTATCTAATGGCACACCAAGCTTCTGGAGTGCAGTCATGTTTCCGCCGGCTGCTTTGGCTAGCGCAAGGTTGACTGCGTCAAGGTCTTTGCCTGTTGCAGCAGAGATGTCCATTGACAGATTGAGCAGATCTTGTGCTTCTGTAGCGTCACCAGTTGCGCGAACTAACGTGGAGAGACCGTTTCTCAGGTCAGTGTCAGCGACTCCAGTGGCGAGCTGTGCTTTGCTGACGAAGCGCTCCATAGAAGACACCAGAGCGTCATTGGCATTGAGTGTTGATTTGAGTTGTCGCTCAAGTAAAGCCTGACTCTTTTGATCCTCAGCAGCAGCCTTGACCGCTTTGTAAATGAACGCCGACGCTGCGCCAATCCCAGCCATAGCGACACCGATCGCTGGAAGGCTTCCGCCTAGTCCTTTGACCTTGTCTTGTAATCCACCGAAAGATTTGCCCGCTGCTTTGACACCAGCGTCCGAGAAGTCTGTGATGATCGGGATCCTGATAGCCATTACTTGACTCCTTGTCTCGCTATTGCTTGCTCAAGCAATCGTTCTGTCTTCCAGACAAGTCCTTGCATTTCATGCTCAAGGATTGAGTCATAAGTTTCGGCAGTTGGGTACATATATCGAGATGCTCTTCCCCAGTTGAGGTTGAGATTCAAGATCAAAGTGTTGTTCCAGTCGTATTGAAACTCTCTGCCACCATAAACACGCTTTTGTTTTGTTCCGTCGCTTGCACTACCGCGTCCAGCCATATCAAAGATGGCGCCCCACGTGTCATTTTGTTGGAACACAAAAGCGCCAATGGTTTCATATTGGACGCCTTTGTCAAGATTTCGTTTTCTGGCTTTTCGTGTGTCAATTTTGACATTGATCTTGCGGTCAACTTGGGCACCGTACCAAGGTCCACCACGACGCCATTTACGCAGCATGCCAGACAATGGTGGATCATTAGGAGCTGCTTCACGTGCAGCTGCGACCATCGGCTTAGTGATGCGCTTGTAATCCTTTGTGATTTCTCGACGAAGATCTGGGGCAAGTTTGTTCAACTGCTTGAGGGTTTCTTTTATTCCTTGAACCTCAATAGATTGTCTTGCCATGTCATCACTTTCTGTTTCTTTCTTCTAACACAGTAGTGACAGTGAGTAGGTCGGCGGTGTCAAACTCTTCTGAGTAAAAGCGCGGAGCCCACGAAAGAGCAACTAGTAACTCTGCTAGGAGCCTTCTGTGAGTTCCGCTTGGGTAGGGTTTTCAATTTCCTCCGCGACCACATCTACCGAGATGAGCTTTGCAATGTATTTGTCAAACTCACTCGGCACCACGATCTTGGCTTGCTTGCAAGCTTCCCAAGCTAAGAATGCCAAGTCCTCGACTCCGACACCGTTCGCCATGTCTGATGCTTTACGCTTGAACCTTCGTTCCCATGCGACAAGTGTGACAAGGTTGGTTGTTACTTCGTATGGGTCTTTGCCTTCTTCTGTCACCTTTAGGTGCAGTTTCATTTATTCTCGCTTTCGTGTCGGACCGATGTGCGGTCAGTTATTAGCTTTCGTCAGAAGTATAAACACCGCCATTGAAGGTGATGCTTATTGTTCCTAATGCTCCCAGCGCGGTCACGATTGGTAGCGCAGCCAAGAATGTCCCCGTAAAAGTCAGACCCGGATTAGTTGCTGAGTCTGCACCGACGGTTGGCTTTACGACCACAGTCGTTGATGTGCCGACTAGTGATTTCAATGTTGCCCAAGTCTCGGTCGCTGCAAAGCTTGCGTAGAAGTCGAGTGTGACTGAGTGTGATCCGAGACCCGAGACATACTTGCGTGAGCTGTCACCGAAAGCGGTTGCTTCAAGTTGATCAAAGTTGATGTTGACAGTCGCGCCGGTGCACTGATCAGATAGATCTACTGCGTTGACGGTCACTACTGGGGACGAGAGATAAGTGCTGGTTGCCATGATTACTCCTTGGGTGCTTTCTTAGGTTTATTTTTAGCAGGTTTTTCTTCTTCTGTGGTTGATACCTCAGCGCGCACAATAAAGCCACCAGCCAAGAGCGCGTCAAGGTTGATGCCATCCTTTGGAATGAACGGCTCACCGATCACGCCAAGCTT